AGTTGTTGATACAGCTCGCTATCAAGCAGACGGTAATCCACATACTTCAAAAGTAATTGATAGATACGGTAGATTACACGGAACGAGAGGAACCCCTATCTCGGTCTATAACCAATACAACTCATTCTCCGCAACAAAGATTGATCTTTATACAGACTATGAGGCAATGGACACAGACGCCATCTGTTCGTCTGCATTAGACATTTATGCCGATGAGTCTACTCTAAAAAATGACACGGGTGATGTCCTTACAATCAAAACAGATAACGATAACATTCGTAAAATTCTACATAACCTCTTTTACGAGATCATGAACATAGAATACAACCTATGGCCTTGGGTTCGTAATCTGTGTAAGTATGGGGACAATTATCTGTATCTTGATGTTAAAGATGGATTGGGTGTAACGAACGTTGTTCCTCTTTCTCCATATGAGATGCAACGTGATGAAGGAACAGACCCTGAACACATTTACATGACGAAGTTTATCTATGAAGGACCACTTGGTAAAGGTGAGTTCCAAAATTATGAAGTTGCTCACTTCCGTCTTTTAGGTGACACCAACTTCTTACCGTATGGCAAGTCAATGTTGGAAGGTGCTCGTAAACTTTACAAGCAACTTGTTCTCATGGAAGACGCTATGTTGATCCACAGAATTACCCGTGCACCAGAAAAGCGTATCTTCAAGATTGATATTGGTAACATCCCACCGGCAGAAGTGGATCAGTATATGCAAAACATCATGAACCAAATGAAAAAGGTTCCTGTGGTGAACGAACAAACTGGTCAGTATAATCTAAGATTCAATATGCAGAATATGTTGGAAGACTTCTATCTTCCAGTTCGTGGTGGACAAGCAGGAACATCTATCGAAACTCTGCCAGGTCTTCAATACCAAGCAATCGAAGATGTTGAATACTTAAAGGGTAAGATATTTGCTGCTTTAAAGATTCCAAAAGCATATCTTGGATATGATGAAACACTTGAAGGTAAGGCAACACTGGCTACCCTTGATATTCGATTTGCAAGAACCATTGAACGCATTCAGAGAATCGTAGTATCTGAGTTAACAAAGATTGCTATCGTTCACTTATATGCACAGGGATATGAGAATGCCGATCTTGTAAACTTTGATTTGGCTCTAACTGGTCCTTCGATTGTTTATGAACAAGAGAAGATTGCTCTCATGAAAGAAAGAGTTGATTTGGCTAATTCGTTGGTGGAATCAAAACTTTTATCGTTAAAGTATATCTACAAAAACATATTCAACTTAACTGACGATGAAGCAGATTATGAAAGAAACGAAGTAATTGAAGACATTAAGTTGAAATTCCGTCAGGCTCAAATCGAAAGCGAAGGAAACGATCCAAAGGTTACAAAAGAATCGTTTGGAACACCACATGATCTGGCAACAATGAACTTGTCTGGTGGTAAGAATGTAAGGAAACTAAATGACGTAGAAGTTCCAGAAGGTGGATGGCCAGGGGCAGGTAGACCACCAGAACATGGATCGACGTATGGAACAGATGCAAGTCCATTTGGTAGAGACCCAATAGGTAAGAAAAATGTTGGTGCTACGCTTGACGTTAACCTTTCCCCAAAACATAATTATAAGGGTGGGTCTCCTCTTGCTACGGAAGGTCAAGAACTAACCAAAGAGTTTTCTGATCTAATCCAAAGTATGTCTGGAATAAAGCTAAAAACAAAGTCGATTATTTCAGAGAGCTTGAAACCATCAGTTACTGAGAAAAAAGATGACTCTAATCTGTTAGATGAGTCGAATTTATTGGAAGAAATGTGATCTAAGACATATTTATTTATTGAATACAACACTCTGGGTAAATAGATGAAAAAAATAAAACACTCAAAATTTAAAAACACAGGTATGTTATTTGAACTATTAACTCGTCAAATAACATCCGATATTATATCGGAACGAGATTCCATAGCCACCAATTTGTTGAAGAAGTATTTCAACAAAAACAGTGAGCTCCTAAAAGAGTATGGTCTTTACAAGACACTATCGACCGAATCATACTCTTCGGATTCAAAGGCAACCATGTTAATTGAAGCTGTTTTGAAAGCACGTAAAAAGATAGATCACAAAAAACTCAGAGAAGAGAAGTATAGATTGATCGAAGAAATAACGAAAAACTTCGATACCAACTCTTTCTTCCAGACAAAGGTTCAAAACTACAAACTACTGGCGTCTATTTACAAGATATTTGAATACAATGAATTGGATAACCCAGGTGAGATCACACGAGCCAAGGTAACAATCATTGAAAATATGACCAATGAAAAGAAGGATTACTTGAATGAATCAATTCCTTCTATTTCAAATGAGCCAAAAGAAATTAGACTGCTCTCATACAAAATTCTAGTGGAGAAGTTTAATTCTAAGTATGAAGAACTATCTACCGAACAGAAGTCTCTACTTAGAGAATACATCAGTAATGTAAGTAACACGAACAACCTGAACGCTTTTGTGAAGGGTGAGGCCAGTAGAATAAAAGAGATACTGACAACCAAGTCTAAGAATGTAAAAGACAAAACACTCAAAATTAAGTTGTCAGAAGTAATTGGTCTATTGGATCAATATCAGACCTTAAAGAAGGTCGATGAACAACATATCTCTGCTCTAATGAGATATTACAATTTGGTAAATGATTTATAACGGAGTTAGATAATGGCAGTTCAACCATATGATTATCCAGCATCACAAGCAGATGATTTTGAGAGAAAAGGACATCCGGGAAGATTTTTAAGATCAATAACCTGTGGGTCAGGAACAACCGTTTTTACTGGATCAAACTTCGGTGCTGGTGGTATAATAGTTCCTTCTGGAACTACTGGAACCGCTTCTCTTTCGGCCGGTGGTGATATTCCACTTGCGTCAATAGCTGGAACAGCAACTGCTGGTAACAGTATAGTTGAGTTTTCTCTCCGTAGTGTTAAAGTAGACAGTGGAACCGTTTACGTCCTAATAAAGAATTCATCTATTTGGTGATTTATATGCGCGTAGAGAATTTTATTAAGAAACTAAAAGAATCAGAGTCATACCGAAAGTTTGCGGAAGAACTCCAAGAGGCTAGTGTAACTGGTAACGTTGCTGGTTATGATACCCCTAACGCATTTGCGGCATCTGAAAAAGAATTTGAAGATAGAGTAGAAGATAGTATTGAGACGTATGGTTATACGATGGTTCCAAAGCAAAAGAGAAAGCATTCCATTGCCAAAGAGTCAACATATAAACAGGCTATGTCTGCTTTAACCGAAGTTTCATACAAGTCATACAAAACAGATGAAACAAAATCAACCAATCAAAAGATCAACAGTTCAATCAAAGAAATAAACAGAGCCATTTACGAAATAGAAAGAGTAGTAAATCATGCATCTAAGTTAAAGACAGAAATGAATGTTGATCAAAGATCTTTGTGGGGATCTTCTCACAACAGACTTAGAAAAATTGGTGAGAGATTAAACAGAATCAGTAAAAAGATAAACGAATTAGGTGCATAAAAATGAAACGATTACTTATAGATACGATGCTTTTTAGTGTTGCGCCAGGACAGATACATGAGTCACAACATAATAACGGTAAAGTAATAGTTTCAGGTGTGCTTCAACGAGCCGAAGCCAAGAATCAGAATGGTAGAATTTATCCAAAAGAAATTCTGATTCGTGAAGTAAAGTTGTATCAAGAAAATCAAATCAAAGAAAACCGTGCTTTGGGTGAACTAGACCATCCAGATTCCTCTGTTATCAACCTAAGAAACGTTTCGCATAATGTTTTAGAGTGTCATTGGAAAGGTAATGATCTAGTGGGAACTGTTGAGATTTTACCAACTCCATCTGGAAACATTCTTAAGAATCTGTTGGATGCAGGCATTCGTCTTGGTATCTCTTCAAGAGGACTTGGTTCGGTAAAAGAGATAAATGAAAACACAGTAGAAGTTCAAGACGATTTTGAATTGATTGGGTGGGACTTTGTTTCCAACCCGTCAACGCATGGTGCATTCATGTATCCAAAGAATGAAGGTAGAATTACTGAATCTGTAAATACAAAAACGATTTCTAAAATTGATCCAAAAGTAAAAAGAATTCATGAAAATATCACAAACATCATCTGTGAAATTGGTGATGTGTGTGAGTGTTTATTCTAAGGAGTAAGTAATGCCTGCGGTTAGTCAACAACAACAGAAAATTATGGGACTTGCACTCGCTTATAAACGAGGCGAAGTTCCGGCATCCAAAGTTAGTGATCAAGTAAAAAAACTTGCTAGATCGATGTCTGAAAAGGAACTTGAAAAATATGCTGGAACAAAGCACAAGGGTCTTCCAAAAAAAGTAAGTGAAGAGAAACTCCAAGAACTTCGTAAGATGGTGGCTAAGGCAATCAAAGAAGTTTTGAAGGAAGGTATAACTGAAAAAGAACCAAAGGACCCGATCCTTACTCCAGAAGAAAAGAAGGCATATATTGAGTCAATTGCACGATTCAATGAATACGGTAAAGCTATTTATCGTGGTAATGATCTAAAAGAAGTAATCAAAGAAATGAAGAAGATCGTTGAGTTTGCTTCTAAGAATATCATGGAAGAGTCTGGTGACTGGTTTGATGGTGTAACATTAGGTCGTCACTCTAAGAAAATGAATGAGTCCCTTAAACTATTTGAAAAGACGGCAAACGAAGTTGTTAAGCTTCAACAAAGATTGGAAGCTGTCTATGAAGATATTGGACAAACACTTGGTAAGTATTACGAAATAAAAGACAATTCTAAATAAACAAGAAAGAACAAGTTATGGTAGATCAGTTTTATCCAACAAACCCAAAGCCCGGTCACGTAAGAGTGAAGGCAAACGGAATGAACATCGATATGATGTTGAAGATTTTCAAACGGAAAGTCAAAGAAAGTGGTATCTTAGAGGAGTTCAAAGAAAGAACAGAATATGTAAAACCTTCTAAGAAGAAAAAAGACAAAATGAATGCCTCTCGGAAGAGACAAAGGAAGCTTGACCGAGAACAACTATAACTAACTCGGTAAAGATGATAAGATTAAAGAACATATTAGTAGAAGAAGAACCTAAAAAGCCAAGTGAAGATCCGAACAAGATTCTTGTAAAAAACAAGGAGACGGGTCAATCTTACTACATTAATAAGGATAACTTTGATCCATCGGTTCACGAAAAGCCAGAAGCCAAAAAAGAAAAAAAGAAAGAAGAGAAACCATCATCTGAT